TCGGCCATGACATCGTCGACTCCGCGAAGGTTGCCGCTGGCATCCTTGACCGCCACGCCAAGCGCCCCGAACAACTGCGCCGACTGTGAGGACGAGGTCTGCGCCTCTACCATCGAACTACCTAGGAATTTGAAAGCCTTCGCCATATCGTCAAGGCTGGCGTTGTTGAGCTTGGCGACAATATCCAAGGCATCGAGCTTGGCGACGGCAAGCCCCGTCGTGTCTGCCATGCGCTTTAGATCGTCACCTAATCCGAGGGCGCGACGCATGGATTCAACGACCGCGCCCACCGATGCCACTTGCGCGGCGAACACGCCGAGTGATCGGCCGACGCCGCCGATGACCGCCGATGCTTGGTCAACGGCGGTGATTCGGATTGCGGGGATATCAGCCATCGCTCAGATTGCGCAGTAACGCGCCGTCAAGAAGACGTATGACGGAGATCTCGAACGGCGTCGGCGCGGTCCCGGTGAGCCGCGCCCAAGCATCGATTTCCGCGTAGCTGATCGGGTTGGCCCCGAAGCCGCTGCTGCCACGCGCCGCGGAGAGTTCAGTGAACCATGCGAACAGATAGGCGAGCTCAACCGGAATCGCGACCGGATTGTCCAATTCGGGAACGGCCGCCCCTTGCGCCCGCACCGCGAGCAGGTTGTCGCGCCGCGTCGCCCCATCTTTCCCTCGCCGGTTTAGCTTGAATTCATGCTCGACGTGCCCAATCAGGCGCCCGACGAGCTCGCGATAAAAAGGTCTTGCTGGTTCAGCGCCTCCAGAATCTGTACCCGGAACCAGGCGCGTTCGGAGTCTTCGAACAGTCGGCGCGCATTTTCGGCGCTGTACGGGTACGGCGTCTGCCCCTTGTAATCGAGACCCATCCAGTCGAGCGTGCAGGTGACGAGGTAATCGGTGTCGTGATCGAAGTCGACATCGGGATCTTCTTCAAGCCGGATCTTGCCACCCGCCCGGTTGACCTGCTGCCGGACCTGCCGCTTGTAGGCACGCATGAGTCCGCGACGCTTTGGGTGCTGCGATCCGGCCAGCGTGAAAACGATTCCGAGCTTTTCGCCCGTCTTCGGATGCGTCGGTTCGAATTCGCCGGTATCGGCATCGCCAATGTTGCTGATGTCCATCGTGTCCTCGCTCTTGTGTGAAAGGTGCCGGAACGAACGTCCGAGCCTAGTCTGCGAGGACCGAGGCCCGAACGCCCGCCCGGCATGGGTTTACGCCATCGTGCTGTTGGAATCCTGAATCCACAGAGTCGTGTTTTCGTCGCCGTCGGAAACCGACCCATCTGAGTTGTAGAGCGCCTGAAACGGGCAGGTGAGAATCAATCCTTGCTCGCCGTCGGACTTGGTCGCGCCGCCGAGTTTTACGCGAGGCATGACAAAACTGATGAAATCGGAAGTCGCAGTATTGTTCGAGGCGAACACGCCAGCCAAACCAATCTCGGTTTCGTTCAGGAATGCGTCGCGATTGGTGACGCCGTCAAAGTACGCCGTAAACTGCCCGGTGACGTTGACGCGCCCGGCGAACACGTCCGGTGTATAGATGCTGCCGACGACACTCCCAACCGTCATTCCGCTATCGACCTTGATCGACAGGCCGGTCAGAATGCCGACGGGAATCGTCGCGACCTTGACGACACCGTTGACCGCTGCGACAACGCCCTTGGTCGAGGCTGCCGTCGGCGTGGTGAAGTACGCGGTTGTGCCGGTGACAACGTCCTTGCCCATGAAACTGACGGCACACGTTGAAATCCCCGTTGGCGGCAAGGCGATGTCCAACCCAGAAACGCGGCAGCCGGTGAAAACTTCCGACTGTGTGATGTCGGCGTATACGTGCTCGATGCTGTAACTATCGTTTGTCTGCGCCGTCGTCGGCGTGTACGTCACCATCCCGGTCATGGTGATCGTGCAAGTGACGATCGGACCTTCCGCCACCAGTGCCACGCCATTCAGCGGGATCACAACCAGAACCGTCGCGCTGGTCATCGCCATCACGATCAGATTCTTGTTGATGTTCGCCGCATTCAACGAACCGACCGAAAGGCGAATAACCGATCCGACCCGCACGCCGCCTGTGTACCAGTTACCGGCATCGTTTCGCGTCAGGTTCCACGCCGCCACGCCATTGAGCGCGCTACCTGCCGCCAGCGTGAGCGATACGGAAGAGATCGCCGTGACCGCAGCGAAGTCGCGGCGCATCGCCGTTTGCATGAAGTCGAAGTACGCGCCCGGCGAGAGTTCGCCTTGAATGCCGCCGGACACCTTGCGCCCGCCGTGGCGGAAGTCGCTGATCTGATACGTCGTAACGATTTCATTCGACGTGTACGTGTCTTTCGACAGGTCGATGTCGGACGTGACGCGCCGCAGATAGCGACCGCCAGCGGCAACGGCCTGCGTGCCCCACGCGACGAGTTCCTTCTTGTAAGCAACTTTCTTGCCAATGCCTGTCTGGATCGTCACGGTAATCTCCTATTGCGCCGTGTCGGGCGCGTTTTCCGCTGCCATGTAAAGAACCTCGAAGGTCATGGCCGCCTGACCCGTAGGTTTTTCCGCTGTGCCTTGCATTTCAATTTCGGTGCCCGTAAGCGTGATCGACTTCGCCAAGCCGGCGAGCGACGCACATGGCATGGCGAGCGCAATCTCGACTTCTTGGCAAATACCGTCGAGCGTGTCGTCGAGATCCGCAACGGCGTTCGCCAGTGCTATTACCTGAATCTGCAAACGCCGCTCCATCAAGCGCGGCGCACCAAGCGTCGCCGTGGTGTTCGCTTCCGACGCGGTGAAGATCAGCAGACCGGGCAGATCGGTCGTCGCCAGCGGATAGACGCGCGATTGAAACACGCGCGAGCCGGTGGTCGTAAGGCCCGTGAGCGCGGTTCCGATCGCCTCGCGTACCTGCCGTCGAAGATGCGCAGCCATAGGTCATTGCGCCTCTAACCGGAGAAGCGTGATGCCCGTTCCGTCCGGTTCGATCCCGCGTACCTTGTACGTCGCTGCACCAATGACGAGCGTCGTGCCATGCGTCGCACCGGCTGCGCTCGCTGTGGGCAGCGTGAATACCGGGGAATTGCCTTCGACCAGGTTGCCGAGCGGTTCGATGTATGCCGCGTCGAAGATGCCGAAAACAGCGACCCCGCCGAGCGTCGCCGCGATCGCGAAGTCGTCTACATCAAAAAACGGCGCGAGGTCTTCGGCGAACATTTCAGACAGAGCCGGGGTGCGCCATCAAGGACACCGCGATCAGTACCGGCCCCGTTCCAACCGTGCCCACATACTTGATGAACGGCCGTGCCGTCGCGGGCACCGATATTCTTGCGATCTTGTTCGCGGTGGTCACTTGTGTAGCAGTCGCGCCGGTGATGTCTGCGAGATTCGTGCCGCCGGCGTCATCTGCACCCTGTAGCTTGCCGTCCAATGTGCCGGTGATCGCGCCCGTTTGGATGATGAAAACGAGCGTCCCCTTGTAGGGTCGGCAGTCAATAAGAGCACTCGTCGCCGCCGCCGTGTTGGCAGCGGATACGGTATTGAGTACGACGACCGAAGTGGCCGCACTTGCGTCGTGACCAATCATGATTCTTGCTCCTTGAATTTTGGCGGCCGCCCCCTACGGGCTGGCGGTTCTTCGAACGCCTCGGGTTCGGCGGGCTCCGGCTCGGGTTCCGGCGCGGGCGCAATGTAGCGCACGGCCTTGCCCATGCCGATCACTTCCCACGCAATCGCTGCGGGTAGCGTGACGATCATGCCGACGAGTACCGGCGCGCCCTTGAACATGAATCCGCGCTCGACTTTGACGGTGATGGGTTGGTCCATGTTTGGCTGCGCGGTGCCGGCGACGAGAGGCGAACCTTTTGCCGACAGCACCGCACGTCTCCGATTACGTTACCGAGGTCGCCACGCTGAACGCCCCGGCGTAGCGCACGCCGACGTCCATGGTGTACATGGCGCGGATGCCGGTGATCCCGGCCGGGAAATTCGCCGCCGGGTTGACCGCCAGCTCGAGCACGCCCCACTCGCCGACGACGACTTGCGAGAAGTCGCCGAAGATGATGTCGCCAGTCGGGCATTGTTTCGACGTCATGGCCTTGAAGCCCAGCACCTTGCCGTCGAGCATATTGCCTTCCCACAGCGGCGTATCGGTTGACGTGAACCGCTGGCGAGCCATCAACAGCGCCGCGACCACTGGCGTCGTGAGATAACCGCACGTTGCTGATAGCGCGTTGTTGCCGGCCACATCGCTCTGGAATTCCAGAATGCCCGCGAGCGCAATCGACGTGCCCGTCACCGTGCCAATCGATGCCGTGCCAACGATGCCCGTCGGCTGTTCGGTTCCCGTCCCCGCCAGTACCGCGAGGTCCGCAGCGATGGCAACCTGCTTCGCCAGATCGGACATGATGAGCGCCTCGGCATCCGGCGACGATTGCAATTGCAGGAGCCGGCTTATTTCCGTGTACGCACCGACCGTGCGCGGCGTCAACGCCAATTGCCCGAAGGTCTGATTCCCTTCGGTGATCGCGGTCGCTTCCGTGCTCAACCAGTACGCCGTCGCGCCAGCGGTCTGCTTCGGGATCGTCACGTTGCCGACGAGCCCCGAGAGCCTTGTGGCGCCCATCTGGAACGCGACCATGCGGTTACGCAGCAGTTCGATGAAGCTGATGTTATTCGTCGCGCGCAGATAGCCGCCGGCCGAATCTGTGCCGACGGTCATGTCCCGTTGCTGGACGTCGAGCGGCACGAAAAACCCGGTGCGACTGTTCGCGCGTCCGGTGCGTGCCGACACGGCCCGGCTTGCCTCTAGTTCAAGCTGGGCGTCGGTCCAATCGCCGGACGTTACGGCATTCAACGCCCGCCACATCGAATAGCGCCGAATCTCCTTTTTCTCCATGCCGAGATACGCGGCGGATTGCGGCGTCGTCTTGGCACGCTCTTCGAGAATTTCCAGAATGTCTTTCGACACCTGCTCCATCGACGCCCCTTGCGAAATCCAGGTATTGCCGATGCGCTCGTCGAGCCTGTTGGCGCGAACGAGATTGGTGATTGCCGCCTTGCGCGCCGTCTCGTAAGCGATCGGGGATTGCGCTTTCAGTTCGGGCTCGGTGACGACGGGCGCCGCCGTTTCGGTTTCGGTTGCTTTGGACATGATTGCTCCTTTGGCGGTATGCGCCGTTGATGTCGCGCCTCGCGGCGCAGCGTCGACCTGGGTGCGGGTCATCTGCACTTCGGTTTCTTCGTTGGCAAAGTCCCGCCCGATGCCGACGGTTTGGTCGGCGGGCACGGTCACAATGCTGATTTCAAGCGGTTCGAATTTCGTCACGCGAATCTCGCCGGTTTTCGGGTTGTCGATCGCGTCAAGAATTCGGTAAGCAAAAGACACGTTCGGCAGGATGGTGTCTTGCACCATGCCCATGACTTCATCGGCACGAGCGGTCTTGGCGAAACGCACCGTCGCGTACCCACGGCGGTCGGCGGCATTGATCCAAGCCCGTTCCACCTTGCCGAGCACGTCGTTCATTTCGTGGTTGAACAACAGCGGCGCACCA